CCACAAACCTTTAATGTCTCTATCGTAAAACATGCCGCTAGGTGTACTTTCCTTAATATTTGTTCTGTACCTCTCAGATAAAAAGACATTGTCGTCTAATTGGAAATGGAATGAACGAATATTGCTGCTAGATTTATCAATGTATTCTTTTTTTAACCAATGTTCAGGGTTATCAGGGTTAGTATCGGCAAGTATCCTTGCATCAGTACCAGAACAGCGAGAAACGATTTCGGCAAACACTTCTCGTTTCGCTAGAGACGCTTCATTAATGTATGCCCCAAACGCTGTCATCCCTCGAACCGCGCCTACCCCAGATATGTTCCCGGTGTATGCCTGAACTACTTTTACCCCAAATAGTTTGAAGTTTCCATGTTTGTCAAACTTTGGATCGATGTTATACATGTTGTAAAGCTCTTGTAAAACATTTTTCTGAATAGTTGCGCTAGAAACACCAGCAAGTATATACATTGGTTCTTTGATATTCTCTCGATCAGCAATCTTACGAACCCTACGCAACTCAAACAAGAAAAGGTCGTTGTTAATTTTGGTTTTTCCCGATCTTTTTGCTCCATGTAAAAGAGCGATAAACCACTCTTGATTTACGGTCTGATTTAAAACTTCAATCTGTTTTTTAGAATAGACATCAGTCAGAGCCATCTAACTCACCACTAATCTTATTCATTAATTCGTCAAGTTTATCTTCTGTAGTCTCGTTCACATCAGAAGATTGTTGCGCTTTGCTGATTTGTGCTTCACGAAGTTTGTCTCCACCAAGGTACTTCATTAATTCACTCATGGCCTTCTGCTTGTCGTATAATTTAACTGAGACGCCATCTTTACCTTTTTTGACTTCCTGAATAAGCGTTCCGTCAACCTCATCTGAGTTTTTTAGGGCTACAAACGTTGTTAAGTAAGTTATTGGTTCACCTGTTTCTGGGTCTAACACAGGTACAGGTTTCATATTCTCATCAAGCTCAGTTTCTACTCTTGTCTGATTGCCGAACTCAGTAAAGTCGGTAATGTCTGAAAAGGCCTGCTTAACATATTCTTTTACTAAGTCTTTCGCTGTAACAAAGGTGTCATGTTGCAGTTCCCCTTTGAGCTTATGCAACTCTTCTTTAACACTAGCATTTACTAGCAGCCTGCTTCCGTTTGCATTAGCTGTCTTGTAATCAACGTCGTAAGCTTGCTGATACGCTTTTGTCGCATTGAAGTGTTGCAAATAAAAAAGACAGAACATTTTCTGTTGCTCTGTCAGATCGTCATTATCTATGACTGGTTGCAACTTTTTTTGTGTGCGCCCTTTTTCTTTTTTGTGTGCACCCTTTTTAGGTGGCGGATCACTAGCTTGTTTCTGCTTATTCCACTTCCTAGACTTCCAAGCTTTGACAGTGTTAATGGATACATCGTACTTCTCAGCGATATCTTTATACTTCATACCTTCTTGTCTGTCCTTATAGGCTAACTCCCATTTTTCCACACTAGCTCCACCACCTTTCTATATGTATTTACTGATATTCTCCTGCACATGCTCCTCTTTCCAATAACCAAACCCACAATAGACCATCTTGCACTGATCAATCTCAACCGGCGTTGCTTCCCTGGTCATTTCTACGATCGAGTACTTCGCCTTCATCTGAACAGACATCACCACCCGTTTATGTTGACCTCTCATTGGTAAAGGATATTTATTGTTTAGTGACACATACCAATAGTTTCTCATTTTTATATTCCTTTTCCGCATTGTCCTGTAAGCGTTACAATGATATAATTTCTATGTATCATCCTTTTTAAAAATTTGTTTTTTCACTTGACCGCTGCGGAAACAGCGGTCTATTTTGTTGCCATAAAGGTTCTAAAGTCGTAAACTTTAGTTGTAACAAATTTTTATCCTGCGTTAGACCATTGCTTTGCCGAGCAGTGGTCTTTTTTGTATCCAAAATAAAAAGACCGCCGAAGCGATCTTGATTATGTATTAAAGAACACTGAATCAGCGTACCGCCCCTGATCAAAGCAAACTCATTTAACTATGATTGCATTGATGTATCTGCTCATAGACCGCTCACAAAGCCTGCGTAAGGCAACTTACCGTGTTCCTAGCAAGTCCAACTTAATGTTTATTGACGTGACCGGGATCGAACCGACCTCATTTCCAACTCTAACAGTCAGATGCATCACCAATGATGCTACACGTCAACTCGGAGGAGCTACCTCCTAACATATGCTTTCAGGTCAGATACTTAGCGTTGGCCAGTTTACTAAGTCCTCCCTAAATCACTGGAGTGGCACCGCCCCACTCATGGTTGCCTAAGCATTAACCTCGCACGCATGCAACACGTCTTCTACTTCCGCCACAGTGACATAAAGACGGAATGCTCAATGTAGAAATCATTATTTCATGCCGCCAATTGTTTGCCTTCTCTGTTTCCGCAAAGTGGCAGTGTAGTCAAAAAGCGAATAATCCACCAAGCTAGACGAATGTATGTTAAGTAGTATAAGGAGAAACTTCATGCCAATAAAGTTAAATTGAGTCGTCTGCTTGGCGGATTAATCACATTTATTTCACGCTATCATAGTAACACTTTTAATGTACACTCGTGGCGCCACAAACGCGCCTTACAACCAATCAATTACAACATCCACTCCAAAGATAAATACTGATAGCTGTTCAACAGCTTTTTTTATCCACTTCCCTATCGTCCTTCGATCAACAGCGTATTTCGAAGCAATGTATTCATCAGCAAAACACTTAGGTAGCAAGTACTTCATGTTTAAAATATCATAGGCTCGCTCATCCTCTGCTTTTAGTTCAACTAAAGCCTTATCAACATGTTTCATTAATTTTGCTGTTTTCGCCTTATGTTCTAGTAGACTATCTACATCAAAGCGCCAGTCATTCCACATTGAAGCGAAATCCTCTTCGACTTGCTCCTCTACTATTTTGCAGTGAGTTTTTAATCTGTAGTAATTCCTCAAGAGCGTCCTTGTATTATGGTATGAATTGGACCTTAGCTCTTTTCGCCTTTGCTTAGTCGC